ACCGGCGGCGTGGACAACCTGTTCGACAAACGTTTGTGGCGTGCGGGTAATGCCCAGACCACGGGCGATCTGGCAGGGGCCAACTATATCGCGGGTGCCGGGGCGTATACCTATAACGAGCCGGGACGTACGTGGTACATGAGCGTAAACACTCACTTCTGATGCTAACGTCAGATTGTTGACAAAGTGCGCGTCGTTCATGCCGGATGCGGCGTGAACGCCTTATCCGGCCTACAAAAATCTTGCCAATTCAATATATTGCAGGACCATGTAGGCCTGATAAGCGTAGCGCATCAGGCAGTTTAGCGTTTGTCATCAGTCTCTAATATGGTCGACATGAAAACTACGCATACCTCCCTCCCCTTTGCCGGACATACGCTGCATTTTGTTGAGTTCGATCCGGCGAATTTTTGTGAGCAGGATTTACTCTGGCTGCCGCATTACGCGCAACTGCAACACGCTGGACGGAAGCGCAAAGCCGAACATTTAGCCGGGCGGATCGCTGCAATTTATGCGCTGCGGGAATATGGCTATAAATGTGTGCCCGCAATCGGCGAGCTACGCCAACCGGTGTGGCCTGCGGAGGTATACGGCAGTATTAGCCACTGCGGGGCTACGGCATTGGCCGTGGTTTCCCGTCAACCGATTGGCGTTGATATCGAAGAAATTTTTTCTGCGCAAACAGCGACCGAATTGACAGACAACATTATTACACCAGCAGAACACGAGCGACTCGCAGACTGCGGTTTAGCCTTTTCTCTGGCGCTGACACTGGCATTTTCCGCCAAAGAGAGCGCATTTAAGGCAAGTGAGATCCAAACTGATGCAGGTTTTCTGGACTATCAGATAATTAGCTGGAATAAACAGCAGGTCATCATTCATCGTGAGAATGAGATGTTTGCTGTGCACTGGCAGATAAAAGAAAAAATAGTCATAACTCTGTGCCAACACGATTAATTGACAACATCTGGTACGATTCGCCCGCAGCCATCACTGACCGCGGGCGAAAGTGTAAAGCAGGTGCCTTACCACTCTGACCTGACAACCGGATATGCGGGGATTGCTCCCCGCACAACGGCTACTTCTTCGGTTCGTAAGCGAGAACAGCCTTAAACTCAATATTACGTTCCTTTACGGTGAACTCACACAGCGAGTCTCCGACCAGAAGCGTAAATCCCAGTACCGTCAAACACAGCACTATGACTGCCACAAGGGCATATTTCGTCAGCATGTTTATATTGCCTCCATGCGAAGAAGGGACTACCATCCGAGTTGTTGAGGCTCGGAGTGGCAGCCCCAGGATTGATAGAAATATCTCCTGGGGCTTCATCTTTCCAGACCTCAGAGTTAACCTGAAACCGGAAAGCTTCAGGCACCCGCCGTTATCTTACCCTTCCTCAACAAAATAGCTGTTTATTTATACAGTGAATCCTGTTTCGGACTTCTGTCGGCAAAACTCATCATTGCTCTTAAAACGAAATCGCCCGCAGCCATCACTGACCGCGGGCGAAAGTGTAAAGCAGGTGCCTTACCATCCTGACCTGACAACCGGATATGCGGGGATTGCTCCCATAAGCGCTAACTTAAGGGTTGTGGTATTACGCCTGATATGATTTAACGTGCCGATGAATTACTCTCACGATAACTGGTCAGCAATTCTGGCCCATATTGGTAAGCCCGAAGAACTGGATACTTCGGCACGTAATGCCGGGGCTCTAACCCGCCGCCGCGAAATTCGTGATGCTGCAACTCTGCTACGTCTGGGGCTGGCTTACGGCCCCGGGGGGATGTCATTACGTGAAGTCACTGCATGGGCTCAGCTCCATGACGTTGCAACATTATCTGACGTGGCTCTCCTGAAGCGGCTGCGGAATGCCGCCGACTGGTTTGGCATACTTGCCGCACAAACACTTGCTGTACGCGCCGCAGTTACGGGTTGTACAAGCGGAAAGAGATTGCGTCTTGTCGATGGAACAGCAATCAGTGCGCCCGGGGGCGGCAGCGCTGAATGGCGACTACATATGGGATATGATCCTCATACCTGTCAGTTCACTGATTTTGAGCTAACCGACAGCAGAGACGCTGAACGGCTGGACCGATTTGCGCAAACGGCAGACGAGATACGCATTGCTGACCGGGGATTCGGTTCGCGTCCCGAATGTATCCGCTCACTTGCTTTTGGAGAAGCTGATTATATCGTCCGGGTTCACTGGCGAGGATTGCGCTGGTTAACTGCAGAAGGAATGCGCTTTGACATGATGGGTTTTCTGCGCGGGCTGGATTGCGGTAAGAACGGTGAAACCACTGTAATGATAGGCAATTCAGGTAATAAAAAAGCCGGAGCTCCCTTTCCGGCACGTCTCATTGCCGTATCACTTCCTCCCGAAAAAGCATTAATCAGTAAAACCCGACTGCTCAGCGAGAATCGTCGAAAAGGACGAGTAGTTCAGGCGGAAACGCTGGAAGCAGCGGGCCATGTGCTATTGCTAACATCATTACCGGAAGATGAATATTCAGCAGAGCAAGTGGCTGATTGTTACCGTCTGCGATGGCAAATTGAACTGGCTTTTAAGCGGCTCAAAAGTTTGCTGCACCTGGATGCTTTGCGTGCAAAGGAACCTGAACTCGCGAAAGCGTGGATATTTGCTAATCTACTCGCCGCATTTTTAATTGACGACATAATCCAGCCATCGCTGGATTTCCCCCCCAGAAGTGCCGGATCCGAAAAGAAGAACTAACTCGTTGTGGAGAATAACAAAAATGGTCATCTGGAGCTTACAGGTGGCCATTCGTGGGACAGTATCCCTGACAGCCTACAAAACGCAATTGAAGAACGCGAGGCATCGTCTTAACGAGGCACCGAGGCGTCGCATTCTTCAGATGGTTCAACCCTTAAGTTAGCGCTTATGGGATTTCTCCCCGCTGGTCCTCTTACTCCCCAAGTTCGTAAGCTGTGAAGACAGCGACCTCCGTCTGGTCGGTTCGGATTCGTACCTCGCAGAGGTCTTTCCTTGCAACCTGCACCGTCATAATAACGGTAAATGTTGAATCGTTCGTAAATTAATCTATACAGATTATTATATAGCTCTCATTACGATTTTGATTACTCTCACTTAAAAATACCGAAAGATACATGATCTTTCGGTAAAGATTGAATTACTTACATTTATTATTTAAATAGACCCTTATGTACTGATCGAGCAGTTTACCTAATTGTTTATTAACTTCGTCATGTTTTTGCGGGCTTCTCATTTTTGACAGATGCCTTTCAAGGAACTTAGAGGGTAACTTCACAACTAATTTATTATGATTATCATAAATTTCTTTTACCCACGTAAGCTCTTTATGTTTTTCTAAATTCTCTGTGTGATCTCTATTTATGATAAAAGCTATCCGCCCATAGTCTTTAAACAAATAGGAATTTACCTGTCTATATTCTGCAGCACCTAATGTTTTATAGTTTTTCACTTCAAAAACAACTTGCCGTGTCTGATAATCTGTCAGAATTCTCTTCCAAACTGGAGTGTCAGCTATATTTGTCGCTATAATATCTCTTTGCTGCAACCCATTTTTATTGGGATGCAACTCAATGTTCGTTAAATTCGTAGCAAATAGTAACTTTATAGTTTTGAGCGCCCATGCTTCAAAATCGACAGCACCTTCAGGTCCTTCAGGTATATTATGTAGTTCTTGGAGCAACGAACCGATTCGTTGTTTCCTCTGCTCTTCGGAAACAGAGCTGACCTCAATATCATATTCATCATGAATATCATCAGCAGCATCGGGAGTCATCTCTGATTCATGAACACTTAATGCTAGCCAGTAGCATGGATGCAATAGCAATTTTGAATCTGGTGTAAATTCTTTTTCAGGTTCCTTACCGTCATGGCAAAATACATATGAAGATGACTGCTGGTTATACAACCCAATAAATCCAACACTGTAAAGTCGTTGAATCACCTGGATTGGCCCTTCAAAAAGAAGTAAATCCTGCATTTTCATCTTGTCAATAACGCCATTGAGATCAAGGGCATATTGTATCTTAGATGACGCTTCAGAAACACTGTAGTAAGGTTTGCTATTAGCAAATTGCGATGTAAATATATCTAATGCAGGAAATACATTCTCATATTCTTTTAACAAATCATTGAGTCTATTTTGTGAAATAGTATTCGCTGTTGCTTGAATGTCATCAATGACAATACGATTACGATCATGTGTGTTTGCTCGCAAGAATGCATTATTTAACAAAACCAAAATATCTCTTGGCCTATATAGAGTCAGTTTCAATGTTTCTTTAAAACCGGTATTAGACTGTAATTCATTTGCGGTGTAAGCATTCCACACCCTCGTGTTGTTCTCAATGGTTGAGTTAAAAGCGACCCTCATTCTATTGCATACAAGATTAAACAAGTTATATTCATCCCAATGTAATCTCAGTACTTGCCCTTCAATATTTCGAGTAAAATCAGGGTCCATTTTTGATATGGCTCGATGAATATTATCTCTAACAAATGCAAAGGCAATAACCTTTTCATTCATATTTTGTTTTATATCAATCACAGCCTGAATGAAACCATCAACTATTGCAACACCAAGATTATCCGGTGTATAGCCTTCATCAAGCCTATCAGCAAAAATAACAAATTGATTATTTGACTTCGAAATTGCTTCTTCTATCACCTCTTCCAATAAGTCAAGTTCAAATTTATCGGATAATTCGGCTATTCTTGTAGCTGGTTTTATATTTTTGTTATCATCGAGAATAGCGTTCAATTTTTTTCTTATTTTGCTACTTATATTTTGTCTCTTCGGTCCCCAAGATAATAAATGCGACTCTACACTTTTGTAGTCAAGATCGTTTTTCATCTTGTAATGACTTGCGATCTCAGAAAGCAGCTCCATATAAATAGCATATCGCCATGCTAACTTGCTACCGGCTTTTATATGTAAGTAATTTTCACCAAATAAAGAAATAACATCCCTTAATCCAATAATTTGTTCTTCAACCGGACTAATAGTCATCACATAGGTTTTTGGCTTAGCATGCCAATGTTTGGAAAGCATATGCACCAGAGCACTTTTTCCTGTTCCTCTGCGGCCAACAATGATGCATCGATCGTAGGATTCGAGAAGAGCTTTATAATCAGTTGTTTGCCAAAATGAAGCTTCCAACATCTTTTCGTCATGTTCAGCTCGGATATCCCCAAGAATATTACCTTTCATCCAGATTCCTTTTTAACCCATTGAGGTGACAGCACAAATAGTATCTTAACACCTGATGATTTCATCAGAACCTGATAAATAGACGTGATATAAATATGACTAAGATCACATTTCATGAAAAAATTCGACGAGTTTATATTAACTGCAGCGAATACAAATCACCGCAGTTTTCATTACCCCTATCTGAAGAACTCTGCACAACCGATCATATTGGTCACAACTGCAGCAGGATGACTCATATAATCAGGAGTATTTATTTCTCCATACCTGCTGCAATAACTTTATGGACAATATCCCAGTGCTTGTTCAGCTCCCGCAGCGCGGCGCAGACTCGCTCCCACTTCTGGACATGATTCTTCGCCCTACGCAGTTCGCGGTTTGCCATATGCAGCGATGGCAAAATCAAATCATCTTCTCGCGTTGCAGTAAACGATGGCAGCGACTGCACAATGTCCGCTACAGTTTCTGTTTTAATATCTTCCTGTGTTGCATCTTTCTGTACCGGTAACGCAACACCTGCTGGCTGAGGAAAGGCTTTAAAATCAGTTTCCGTTACCGATGCAGCTTTCGGCTCTGCTGGTAAATTATCGCCCGGTATGCAGTAACGAAATTTACCGTTCTGGTTTACGCGAATCAGGCGTCCTTTGCTGATTGCCATTGCCAGCGTTGAAGCAACTTTGCGGGATGTTGTACCGAACAGCGTAGCCAGTTCATCCGCCGTTTGTGGTCCGCGTTGTTCAATCGTCGCGGTTAAATCGCACTCTGAGATTTTCACTACAGTTGCCGTGGTGGTTTCTTCCGGCAGTTCTGCCTGCATTGGCTGTTCCTGCTGAACGTTGTTATCAGCCACACGCCAGGTGTACGCGCTTTTATCAACGAAACCAGCTTTTTTCAGTTCCCATAGTTCGTTCAGCACTGCTTCACGACTGATATCAAGTCGCGCAGCAAGTTCTATGGATGTGGCTTTTCCCATTGCTTTCAGTGCGTCAAAAACAGTCTCCATTAAATTTTTCTCCCGGTAAAAATTACTTCGCAATTCCTGGCTGGACGACATTCGGACGCCAGCTCTCCCAGTTGAAATTCACCCATCGCCCGCCGTTCATGGTCATGCGATCCATAATCCGCTCGCCAAGCAATGTTTTCATGGCCTCATAGTTCAGGTTTGTCAGCATCCCCACGCTGCGCATCGACGCTGTCCGGCGATCAACAATCTGGTGCAGTACCACCTGCTCGTTTTTCGTCTCGCGCTGAATGCCAATTTCATCAAGAACCAGCAGATCCACTTCGCACAGTTCCCGCAAAAATTTTTCGCCTGACTGCCCGTCGTCATAGCTGGCGTGCAGGGCACTCATAACATCAGCCACGGTAACCACAATCACTGTCTGACCGTCTTTCAGCAGGCGATTCCCGATAGCTGCCGCTAAGTGGTTCTTCCCGGTACCAGGTTTTCCGCTGAACGCAAAATTTGTACACCCGGTCATCAGTTCATCAGCGATGGATTTCGCCTGACTCAACGCGTATCGCTGCCCTTCGTTCTGCACCTGGTAATTCGAAAACGAGCATTTGCGGTGCAATGGCTGGATGCCAGAGCGATTCAGAATTTTTTCCACCCGCAACTGACGATTCTGACGGTTGATCTCCTCACAACGTTTCTGGCCTTCGGAAAGTTGCCACTCGCGCCACTCCGCTACCGTCTTGAATGGCGCGGTTACATGTGACGGGGCCAGTCTGCGGATACGTTCAAGAACATCGCCTGTCGCAATATTTTTCATGGTCAGTTACCCCCTGAAGCCTGGCGGGATCGCACTATCCGGTAACGAGACGGTGTTAACCTGTCGGAGTAACGTCTCAGGTCGAACACCTTTCGGCGCGAACAAGCCCTGGTATTCATTGGCGATGCTGTGTCGAATCACCTGCTCAGGTGAAAAACCCTGCTGGCGGAATTTTTCCAGCTCCCGTATCGCCCCGTTAGCGCCCTGCTCCGTTCGAATCGGTTTTCGCAATGCCTGGCGAAATTCAACCCACTCACGCCAAAGCGAGACAGAAATCCAGTTCGGCAAAGTAATATCCAGAGGGTCAAACTTTTTGACACCTCGATTCCCCCGGGGGGGATTTAGGGGGGGATCTGTTTTTAGATCTTTATCTGTATCTTTATTAGTTGCCTTTGTGTTGACATCATGTTCAAACACCACTTCAACATCTGTTTGAACACCTGTTAAATTTTTCTCTTGTTTTGTTTGAACATCTGCTTCCTTTCTGCTTCTTCTGGCCTGAACAGATGCTTTTCCTGCGGCTGATTTTTTGGTTAATTTTTCCCTGACTGATGCCAGATCTTCCTCAATCCGAAGATGCACCCATTCCTCGCCGTTATCGCAAAAAAACTCCTGCAAGGATGGTTCAACATCAGCCCATCGCTCGTTAGTCAGACGGGCAATTTTTGCCAGCCTGTTTTTAGGTATTGGCTTTCCTGTTTGCCAGTAATTGAACATCAGCAACAAATACGCACCATGCTCCTCTGCTGACAAATGCATGGTGTCAGCCAGGTAATCAGCTATGTACAGTTGCATGTATGGTAATGCGGCCATAATTGCCCCGTATGATGCTGCCCGGTGGCTTAGAATAAGCACAAACAGCATGGAAACTTTTGCTTAATGAACAATGACAGAATCGTCGGAAGAACCGCCGCCGCTGAAATGCGCTTTCCGGTAAACGGCTTGGACTGCATCATCATGCGCATCAATTGCCGTACTTAACGCTTCCTGCGCCGCCAGTAATGCACGGCGTTCCAGGGTATCGAAGATGCAGAGTCGGTGACGCAGCTCGCGCGGAAGGATTGCCAGAATTGCTGGGATCAGCTTCTGAATTTTTTCTCTTTGCGTTTTCGTTTCACCTTTCAACCAACGGTGATAGATATTCTGCTGATTGTTCCAGTCCTTGCCTGGAACCAGGGGCAATTCGCCGCCCCCCTGGCGCAGATATTCTTCAGTAATTGCATTGGCTACCCATGCCTGCCCTTTTTCGGCTGCTAGGGCAAACAACACTGATTCGATGTGCTCATGCTTGATTTTCATGAATCATTTGCCTCTTGATGTTTCAGGTATGATCAAATGAGGATTTGTTACTGTCATTTAGTTGCTTCACTGACATATTCTGCGAACAACATGCCGAACGTCGTAAATATGACCAGTCAATATCAGGACGAAGTTCTTCGCACAGAACCTCACCTCTTGTTGCACGTTCAATTGCTGGACATCTCTCGGCAGGCAATTGACGTACCCCTTTGATCCATTGATTTACGCTTGGAGGTGATACACCTAAAAGCCTAGCCATTGCTGATTGCCCACCGACAACAGCACAAGCTTGCTTGAATGAATAGTTCTCTTTTTTCATCGAATGAACTCCAAAAACACACAGAAATATTAGGCGACGCCTAACGCAATTGTCAATAGGCTGTGCCTAATGCAGTAAGGGTAGGGATTGCCTAATGTAATGCGCATAGGAGAATATTAAGCAATGCTTAGTGGTAAAGACTTAGGCCGAGCGATAGAGCAGGCCATTAACAAAAAAATCGCATCGGGATCCGTCAAATCAAAGGCGGAGGTCGCACGCCACTTTAAAGTCCAACCACCATCAATTTATGACTGGATTAAGAAAGGCTCTATAAGTAAAGATAAACTTCCAGAATTATGGCGTTTCTTTTCTGATGTTGTTGGTCCAGAGCATTGGGGGCTTAACGAATACCCCATACCAACCCCCACCAATTCAGATACAAAAAGTGAACTTTTAGATATAAACAACCTTTATCAAGCAGCCTCTGATGAAATAAGAGCGATTGTAGCTTTCCTGTTATCTGGAAATGCTACAGAACCAGATTGGGTTGACCACGATGTTCGCGCCTACATAGCAGCGATGGAAATGAAAGTGGGTAAGTATCTGAAAGCTCTTGAATCTGAACGGAAAAGCCAGAACATCACAAAAACTGGAACTTAAACTTATATGGTCTGACGGAAAACTCCTGGATTCCGTTATTTAACCCCCCCATCACTTTCTGCTGTCGCCATCACCTATTAGGTTACGCTCAAAACATTAGGCATAGCCTATTGACAATCAATTAGGCATTACCTATAGTTCCAGCATACCACCCACCCCGCCCCACAGAACGCCGGGCAATACTTCGAGTTACCAGGCAGTGGTAAGGGGTTAAGTAGCCAGCCCGAGGCGTATGAACATGACGGCGGGATTCAAATTTTGCAGTGCAGCAGTTAGTTCCGCCACCCGGCGTTAAGGGGAGAGATAAGATGGTGCATTACGAAGTAGTTCAGTATTTGATGGATTGTTGCGGTATCACTTACAACCAGGCTGTGCAGGCTTTACGCAGCAACGACTGGGATCTCTGGCAGGCAGAAGTCGCTATACGTAGCAACAAGATGTGAGATTCGCAAAATGCAAAAAATCGACCTCGGCAACAACGAATCCCTGGTGTGCGGCGTGTTCCCCAACCAGGATGGAACGTTCACTGCCATGACGTATACCAAAAGCAAAACATTTAAAACCGAAACTGGTGCGCGCCGATGGTTGGAGAAGCACACAGTAAGCTAACGATTAAAACGTCTACTCCTGCTGTTCCAGAATAACTTCATAAAATGGGAGTATTTTTCGGTGACGAGATAATAAGAACAGTTTGCGCTATCACTCTGATGTTGAATGATGCCCTTCCGTTCTAATTTTTTCATAACCGGGTTACGGCAAGGAGAAGTGATAATAAGATTTCCTGTTTTAAGGAAATCTTTAAATACAGCGATTTCTTTCTCAGATAAACGAAGCAATACTCGTTGCTCTGGTAGTAATGAATAATGCTTTTGAATATGTGCTCGCAATCTTGAGAAGGAAATGGCGACCACGAAAGAAAAGGAAAAAACGATAATCTGAAAGAGCCAAGGTATTTCAGTATAAGCATTGAATGCGACAGTAAACTCTTTCGGTATCAGCCAGAGAGTGAGACCAAAAATGATAATCGTATACATAAGTCTTTCGAGTGGCTCGTTAGCAAAAAGTTTCAACAATGGAGTAAATACATCCAACATATCAATAACTCTCAACTGTAAGGGTATTGAAATGTTAACACAAGCTCTCGCTGTAGGGGTATAGCCGAGACCACCGAAGCCCGGAGGTGGTGAAATAAAACCGGGCACAACACGAAGGCGCATTTCCGATATCCATAAAGAGTCGGTCTTGTCTGTTAAATTTAAATGGTGGGAGTGCGCCTCCGGTTGTAAATAACGACATTGCTGTGTGTAGTCCTGGCGGCATCAGTTTTTTTCTTGAAGTTCGGCTGATGTCCGCCCTTTTTAAAGTGAATTTTGTGATGCGGTGAATGCGGCTAAGCGCACGTGGCACAGTTAAAAGTCATGTTAGTCCTTATTGGTTTGGGTGGGAAAGCCGACTGTAATTGTTAACTGGTTGCAGTCACCTGGAGGCACCAGACACCGCATCAACAAAGTTCATTTGTAAAAATGGAGATAATTATGATTGCACATCACTTCGGAACTGATGAAATACCACGTCAGTGTGTGACTCCTGGCGATTATGTTCTTCATGAAGGCCGGACATATATTGCCTCGGCAAACAATATTAAAAAGCGAAAACTATATATTCGTAACCTGACCACAAAAACATTCATTACTGACCGCATGATTAAAGTCTTCCTCGGTCGTGATGGTTTACCTGTAAAGGCGGAGTCATGGTGATGACTAAGAAAATAAAATGTGCTTACCACCTTTGCAAAAAAGACGTTGAAGAAAGCAAAGCTATTGAAAGAATGCTTCACTTCATGCACGGGATTTTATCAAAAGACGAACCGAGAAAATATTGCAGTGAAGCTTGTGCCGAAAAAGACCAGATGGCACATGAACTTTAATTAATTGACTATTCGAAACTGAATTTATGCCAGAAATGGCAGGTATTCGCTCAACCTTAATTAAGGAGAAAAACATGATTACCAATTATGAAGCCACTGTTGTAACTACCGATGACATTGTTCACGAGGTGAATCTGGAAGGAAAGCGCATTGGCTACGTAATTAAAACAGAAAATAAAGAAACCCCATTCACTGTGGTTGATATCGATGGTCCATCAGGCAACGTAAAAACACTTGATGAAGGTGTCAAAAAAATGTGCCTGGTGCATATCGGAAAGAATCTGCCCGCAGAAAAAAAAGCCGAATTTCTGGCAACTCTAATTGCAATGAAATTAAAAGGTGAAATCTGAAAGAAATAGCCTGCGTATGGCGCAGGCTATGAACAGTGTGTATCCGGCAAGATCATTCACTGAACAAAACGAATTTTAATCTGAGTTGAGGTTAAAAAACAATGAGCACAAAACCACTCTTCCTGTTACGGAAAGCGAAAAAATCATCCGGTGAACCTGACGTCGTCCTGTGGGCAAGCAACGATTTTGAATCGACCTGTGCCACTCTGGACTACCTGATCGTTAAGTCAGGTAAAAAACTGAGCAGCTATTTTAAAGCTGTTGCCACGAATTTTCCTGTCGTTAATGACCTGCCCGCTGAAGGTGAGATCGATTTTACCTGGAGTGAACGCTATCAACTCAGCAAAGACTCCATGACATGGGAACTAAAACCGGGAGCAGCACCAGACAACGCTCACTATCAAGGCAATACCAACGTCAACGGCGAAGACATGACTGAGATTGAGGAGAATATGCTACTCCCAATTTCTGGCCAGGAACTGCCCATTCGTTGGCTTGCTCAACACGGCAGCGAAAAACCGGTAACGCACGTTTCACGCGACGGACTCCAGGCATTACACATTGCTCGGGCTGAAGAACTACCGGCTGTTACTGCCCTGGCTGTTTCCCACAAAACCAGCCTGCTCGACCCGCTGGAAATTCGCGAACTCCACAAACTGGTTCGTGACACTGACAAAGTTTTCCCTAATCCTGGTAATTCAAACCTGGGACTGATAACTGCTTTTTTCGAAGCATACCTGAACGCTGACTACACCGATCGAGGACTGCTGACAAAAGAGTGGATGAAGGGTAATCGTGTTTCACACATCACTCGCACGGCTTCCGGTGCTAATGCTGGCGGCGGAAACCTCACCGATCGCGGCGAAGGTTTCGTACACGATCTGACGTCACTGGCGCGCGACGTAGCCACTGGCGTACTGGCCCGTTCAATGGATCTGGACATCTATAACCTTCATCCGGCACACGCTAAACGCATTGAGGAAATTATCGCTGAAAATAAACCGCCCTTTTCTGTTTTCCGCGACAAATTCATCACCATGCCTGGCGGGCTGGATTATTCCCGCGCCATCGTGGTTGCGTCCGTAAAAGAAGCACCAATTGGGATCGAGGTCATCCCCGCGCACGTCACTGAATATCTGAACAAAGTACTGACTGAAACCGATCATGCCAACCCTGATCCGGAAATCGTGGATATTGCCTGCGGTCGCTCCTCTGCCCCGATGCCGCAGCGAGTAACAGAAGAAGGAAAACAGGATGATGAAGAAAAACCGCAACCATCTGGAACAACGGCAGTTGAACAGGGAGAGGCTGAAACAATGGAACCGGACGCAACTGAACATCATCAGGACACGCAGCCGCTGGATGCTCAGTCACAGGTAAATTCTGTTGATGCGAAATATCAGGAACTGCGGGCAGAACTCCATGAAGCCCGGAAAAACATTCCATCAAAAAATCCTGTCGATGACGATAAATTGCTTGCTGCATCACGTGGTGAATTTGTTGACGGAATTAGCGACCCGAACGATCCGAAATGGGTAAAGGGGATCCAGACTCGCGATTGTGTGTACCAGAACCAGCCAGAAACGGAAAAAACCAGCCCAGATATGAATCAACCTGAGCCAGTAGTGCAACAGGAACCGGAAATAGCCTGCAATGCCTGCGGCCAGACTGGCGGGGATAACTGCCCTGACTGTGGTGCGGTGATGGGCGACGCAACATACCAGGAAACATTCGATGAAGAGAGTCAGGTTGAAGCTAAGGAAAATGATCCGGAGGAAATGGAAGGCGCTGAACATCCGCACAATGAGAATGCTGGCAGCGATCCGCATCGCGATTGCAGTGATGAAACTGGCGAAGTCGCAGATCCCGTAATCGTAGAAGACATAGAGCCAGGTATTTATTACGGAATTTCGAATGAGAATTACCACGCGGGTCCCGGTATCAGTAAGTCTCAGCTCGATGACATTGCTGATACTCCGGCACTATATTTGTGGCGTAAAAATGCCCCCGTGGACACCACAAAGACAAAAACGCTCGATTTAGGAACTGCTTTCCACTGCCGGGTACTTGAACCGGAAGAATTCAGTAACCGCTTTATCGTAGCACCTGAATTTAACCGCCGTACAAACGCCGGAAAAGAAGAAGAGAAAGCGTTTCTGATGGAATGCGCAAGCACAGGAAAAACGGTTATCACTGCGGAAGAAGGCCGGAAAATTGAACTCATGTATCAAAGCGTTATGGCTTTGCCGCTGGGGCAATGGCTTGTTGAAAGCGCCGGACACGCTGAATCATCAATTTACTGGGAAGATCCTGAAACAGGAATTTTGTGTCGGTGCCGTCCGGACAAAATTATCCCTGAATTTCACTGGATCATGGACGTGAAAACTACGGCGGATATTCAACGATTCAAAACCGCTTATTACGACTACCGCTATCACGTTCAGGATGCATTCTACAGTGACGGTTATGAAGCACAGTTTGGAGTGCAGCCAACTTTCGTTTTTCTGGTTGCCAGCACAACTATTGAATGCGGACGTTATCCGGTTGAAATTTTCATGATGGGCGAAGAAGCAAAACTGGCAGGTCAACAGGAATATCACCGCAATCTGCGAACCCTGTCTGACTGCCTGAATACCGATGAATGGCCAGCTATTAAGACATTATCACTGCCCCGCTGGGCTAAGGAATATGCAAATGACTAAGCAACCACCAATCGCAAAAGCCGATCTGCAAAAAACTCAGGGAAACCGTGCACCAGCAGCAGTTAAAAATAGCGACGTGATTAGTTTTATTAACCAGCCATCAATGAAAGAGCAACTGGCAGCAGCTCTTCCACGCCATATGACGGCTGAACGTATGATCCGTATCGCCACCACAGAAATTCGTAAAGTTCCGGCGTTAGGAAACTGTGACACTATGAGTTTTGTCAGTGCGATCGTACAGTGTTCACAGCTCGGACTTGAGCCAGGTAGCGCCCTCGGTCATGCATATTTACTGCCTTTTGGTAATAAAAACGAAAAGAGCGGTAAAAAGAACGTTCAGCTAATCATTGGCTATCGCGGCATGATTGATCTGGCTCGCCGTTCTGGTCAAATCGCCAGCCTGTCAGCCCGTGTTGTCCGTGAAGGTGACGAGTTTAGCTTCGAATTTGGCCTTGATGAAAAGTTAATACACCGCCCGGGAGAAAACGAAGATGCCCCGGTTACCCACGTCTATGCTGTCGCAAGACTGAAAGACGGAGGTACTCAGTTTGAAGTTATGACGCGCAAACAGATTGAGCTGGTGCGCAGCCTGAGTAAAGCTGGTAATAACGGGCCGTGGGTAACTCACTGGGAAGAAATGGCAAAGAAAACGGCTATTCGTCGCCTGTTCAAATATTTGCCCGTATCAATTGAGATCCAGCGTGCAGTATCAATGGATGAAAAGGAACCACTGACAATCGATCCTGCAGATTCCTCTGTATTAACCGGGGAATACAGTGTAATCGATAATTCAGAGGAATAATTCAGCCTGGCGGTGTAATGCACCGCCAACTTGAAATATTTTTTATGAGAAAAATTATGAGATATGACAATGTTAAACCATGTCCATTTTGTGGTTGTCCATCAGTAACGGTGAAAGCCATTTCAGGATATTACCGAGCGAAGTGTAACGGATGCGAATCCCGAACCGGTTATGGTGGAAGTGAAAAAGAAGCACTCGAAAGATGGAATAAACGAACCACTGGAAATAATAATGGAGGTGTTCATGTATAAAATTACCGCCACTATTGAAAAGGAAGGTGGCACTCCTACTAACTGGACAAGATATTCAAAATCTAAACTAACGAAATCAGAATGCGAAAAAATGCTCTCAGGTAAAAAAGAAGCAGGCGTTTCCAGAGAGCAGAAAGTAAAACTGATAAATTTTAATTGCGAGAAACTTCAGTCCTCGAGAATTGCATTGTATTCAAATTAAAACTTCATAGCTGATTATTAATAATCAACATCGGGCGTCAATTTCAGTCTAACATTGGCGCCTGCCAGAGGTGATGCGATGGCACAAGTAATCTTTAATGAAGAGTGGATGGTTGAATACGGCCTGATGCTTCGCACTGGTCTGGGGGCCAGACAAATTGAAGCATACCGCCAGAACTGTTGGGTGGAGGGCTTCCACTTCAAACGAGTATCTCCTTTAGGTAAGCCAGACAGCAAACGAGGGATTATCTGGTACAACTATCCAAAGATAAATCAGTTTATCAAAGACTCATGATATGTCTAAATTACCAACAGGTGTCGAGATTAGAGGTAGATACATTCGCATCTGGTTCATGTTTCGAGGAAAACGATGTCGGGAAACATTAAAAGGCTGGGAGATTACAAACAGTAATATTAAAAAGGCCGGAAATTTAAGAGCGCTGATAGTTCATGAAATAAACTCCGGTGAATTTGAGTATTTAAGACGTTTTCCCCAGTCCAGCACTGGGGCAAAAATGGTGACAACGAGAGTCATAAAAACGTTCGGAGAGCTTTGTGATATCTGGACAAAAATTAAAGAGACAGAGTTAACAACAAACACAATGAAGAAAACGAAATCACAATTAAAAACACTCAGAATAATAATTTGTGAAAGTACCCCGATATCACATATTCGTTATAGCGATATCTTAAACTACCGGAATGAACTGCTGCATGGAGAAACGCTTTACCTGGATAATCCAAGATCCAACAAAAAAGGAAGAACCGTGCGCACAGTTGATAACTATATCGCCCTGCTCTGTTCGCTGTTGCGTTTTGCGTATCAGTCGGGATTTATATCAACCAAACCATTTGAAGGAGTAAAAAAATTACAGCGAAACAGAATAAAGCCTGATCCGTTATCTAAAACAGAATTCAATGCATTAATGGAAAGTGAAAAAGGACAGAGCCAGAACTTGTGGAAATTTGCCGTTTACTCAGGACTTCGTCACGGGGAACTGGCAGCTCTGGCGTGGGAGGATGTGGATCTCGAAAAGGGAATAGTGAATGTCAGAAGAAACCTGACGATACTTGATATGTTCGGTCCCCCAAAAACAAATGCCGGGATCCGAACAGTAACACTACTGCAGCCTGCTCTTGAAGCACTGAAGGAGCAATACAAACTGACCGGGCATCATCGCAAAAGCGAAATCACCTTTTATCATCGGGAGTACGGCAGAACCGAAAAGCAAAAACTGCATTTTGTTTTCATGCCCAGGGTGTGTAACGGAAAACAAAAACCTTATTACTCGGTAAGCAGTTTGGGGGCAAGGTGGAATGCAGCAGTAAAACGTGCTGGTATTCGCCGCCGTAATCCGTACCATACGCGGCATACTTTTGCCTGCTGGCTGTTGACGGCAGGAGCGAACCCGGCATTTATAGCCAGCCAAATGGGGCATGAAACTGCGCAGATGGTGTATGAAATTTACGGTATGTGGATTGATGACATGAACGACGAACAGATAGCCATGTTGAATGCGCGGTTATCGTAGTTGCAAAGTTTGCCCCCAATTTGCCCCATTTAGTACCAGAGAACTGAAATAATGCAAGAAAATCAACAAATTACAAAGAAAGAACAATACAACCTGAA